CGTCCACTCCCGCGTGCATTACGCGATGAAGAGAGAGTTGCGCCTCCTCGCTTCTATAATTCGTGACTTCACTCCTGACGAGTACGACTACGAGCCGGAAGAGGGTGGGAAGAAGGCTAAAAAAGCTGACTACGACATGGTGGACGTTATCCCCGTGTCCGACCCAAATGCCTCGACGATGGCGCAGAAAGTCACGCAGTGGCAGGCGGTGATGCAGTTAGCGCAATCTGCGCCGCAAATTTACGACGAGCCTGAGCTACACAAACAGATGCTTGAGGTGCTTGGCGTAAAGAACATTGGGAAAATTATCCCGACCGAAGAAGACCAGAAACTTACCGATCCTGTTACGGAAAATATGCGCTTGCTTGCTGGCAAACCAGTCAAAGCATTTTTGCAGCAAGATCACGAAGCGCATATCACGGTGCATATGGGGATGGCCGAAGATCCTAAAGTACAGGCGCTATTGGAGAAGAATCCAAAAGCTAAAGCAATTGGGTCGGCGCTTATGGATCACGTTGCCGAGCATATTGGGTTTGCTTACAGGAAGCATATTGAAGAGCAGTTGGGCGTGCCGTTGCCGCCGTCAGATGAACAGTTGCCGCCTGATGTTGAAGTGCAACTATCTAAAGTAGTGGCTGAAGCGCAGAAACAATTGACGCAGAAAAACCAAGCTGAAGCTGCACAACAACAGCAACAGCAGGAAGCGCAAGACCCGTTGAACATTATTCAGCGCGAAGAATTGAAACTGCGGCAGCAAGAAATTCAGCTTAAGGCACAAAATCAACAAGCAGAATTACAGCTTAAAGCGCAGGCGCAGCAAGCAGATATTCAGATCCAACAGGCTAAATTGGCGCTTGAAGCGGGTAAAGTTGATACTCAAGCTAATTTAAAAAATAACGAATTAAGTATGCGACGTACGTCCGAAACTGAAAAACGCACGTACGAAACTGAGAAAGCTCAACGAGACCGACAGCATCAAATGACGCAGAAACTTCAAGATCAGTTTCATCAGACCCGGACAGGCGCAGAAAACCGCGCTCATCAGGGGCAGCAGGCTCAAAAACCTAAGAAAGAGAGTGAAGAATGACCGTAATTGACTTGATTTTGGAAAAAATCAACGAACGCCTTGCCGATGTTCAAGAAGACTTGGGTAGTGGAGTAGCTAAAGATTACGCAGATTACAGATATATCTGCGGGATTTTGCATGGGATGTTGGCGGTAAAACGCTATGTTGATGACCTTAATAACAGCTTGGAGAATGATTAATGAGTGACGAGCAACAGGCAACACAATTGCCTACCCCCACGGGCTACAAAATCCTGTGTGCAATCCCCGACATCGAAGCAAAGTTCGATAGCGGTATCCTTAAAGCGGAAAAAACGGTCAAAGACGAAGAGTTGATGACTACGGTGCTGTTTGTAGTTGCGATGGGGCCGGATTGCTATTCCGATACTTCACGCTTCCCGACAGGCCCGTACTGCGATGTAGGAGATTTCGTGCTTGTACGGCCCAATGCTGGGTCGCGTCTCAATATCCACGGGCGTCAGTTCCGCATCATTAACGACGATAGCGTCGAAGGTGTTGTAGATGACCCGCGTGGCATTAGTCGTTCATAAGGAAATTAATCATGGCAACCGACAAGAACGTGGCCGAGTTAGAAGACGATTTTGAAATTGAAGTTGAAGACGATACCCCGGAGGAAGACCGTGGCCGGGAACCAATGCCGGAAGACATCGTTAAAGAACTTGATGCTGACGATGAGCTTGAGAATTTCTCCAAAGAGAAAGCCAAGCAACTGAAGAAAGTTTGGCACGACGAACGCCGTGCTAAAGAATCGGCGTTGCGAGAACGCGAAGAAGCTATAGGACTACTTCGACGTTTTGCTGAAGAGAACAAGACGCTTAAGAAGAGTTTACATACGGGCGAACAAGCGTATGTAGGCACCGCCAAAATTTCTTTTGAGAAAGACCTTGAAGCGGCCAAGCGTGAATATAAGGATGCGTACGATTCTGGCGATTCCGACCGTGTGTTGGAAGCACAGGAAAAACTCCTTAACGCAAAATTAAATTTACAGAAAGTTGAGAATTATCGTCCCGCTTATCAAGAAGATGCTGGACATGCTGAACAAACTAATGTAGATAGTTCTAGTACGGACGAATGGTCAGTCACTCCCGTTCAAGATGCGGCTCCTAAAGTCGATCCTAAAGCAGCAGCGTGGCAGAAACGCAATGCTTGGTTCGGCGAGAACCGCGTCATGACGAGTATGGCCTTTGGGGTGCATGAGGACTTGGTGGGTGAGGGCGTAGACCCCACTTCTGACGAATACTACTCGCGTATCGACAAAGAGATGCGGCGTAGATTCCCAGAAGAATTTGGGGTAAGTGAGAAGAAAAAACCCGGTACAGTGGTGGCTTCTGCGAAGCGTTCTACGGCCCCCCGCAAAGTTACGTTGACGGCGACTCAGGTTTCTCTAGCTAGAAAACTTGGGTTGACCCCAGAACAGTACGCCCGTGAAATGATCAAATTGAATGGTGACGCCAATGGCTGAAAACAGAATCCCGCGTGATATGGAGACCCGAGATGCCGCTTCCCGACCCAAAAGTTGGGCACCGCCGTCGCTGCTTCCTGAAGTTAATCAGGAACCGGGATACGCCTACCGTTGGGTGCGAATCAGCACCTTGGGCACCGCAGACGTAAACAACATCTCGTCCAAATTCCGAGAAGGTTGGGAACCCGTCAAAGCCTCTGAACATCCAGAGGCGTTCACTATGTCCGACCCAAACAGTCGGTTCAAAGACGCTATTGAGTCCGGCGGGCTTATTTTGTGTAAGACCCCGGTCGAGTTTACGCAGCAACGTGACGCGCACTATCGGAAACAAACAGAAGATGCAGTGGCGGCTGTTGACAACAATTTCATGCGGGAGAACGACCCGCGCATGCCGCTATTCAAGGAAAAACGGAGTACCGTGACTTTTGGTAGTGGCTCCAAATAAATTTAGGAGTTTGAAATGGCATATCCTACTGTTGATGCGCCGTATGGTTTGAAGCCGATCAATTTGATCGGTGGACAGGTTTTTGCGGGTTCGACCCGTGATTTCCCGATTCAATACGGCTATAACACTAATATTTTTTACGGCGACTGGGTTGTTGTAACCCGTGGCTTTGTTAACCGCGCAGCGGTTTCTACTGGTACGGGCGTTAATCAGGTTCAAGGTATTTTCCTTGGCTGCACTTATACTAACCCCGCTACCAAACAGAAGCTGTGGTCGCAGTATTGGCCCGCTGGCACCGCCGCTGGTGATGCGGTTGCTATCGTGTGCGATGACCCGGATACGGTCTTCAAAGCGGTTGTTTGTTCGTCTGGTACGACTGTGGCGTCTGGCGCTAAAGCGATGGTGGGCTTGAATCTGTCCATGATCGACAACAGCACGGGTAACGTGAACACCGGCAATTCGACCAACGCTGTGTTGGCCCCCGTCGATACCCCGGTTACCACGATTCTCCCGCTTCGCTGTGTGGGTATCGTGCCGGATACGGCGGTTAACCTTGGCACCGCGACGTTTAGCACGGGCACTACTACGCTGACCGTCAGTGCGCTTCCGTTTGCGCTGCCAGTTGGCACCCATGTATCGGTTCTGACCACTAACGGTCAGGTTGCGGATACTGGGTCGTTTGTAGATACCGCCGCCGCTGCCGGTGCAACTTCGGTTGTATTGAATCAAGCCGCGACCTTCACGCTCAATAGCGGCGTGTACACTAGCACTGTGATTTTCACTCAGTATCCTGAGATTCTGGTGAAGTCCAACCTGCTGATCCACAACTACTACAGCAGTGCAACGGCTTAAGGAGTAACTACAAATGGCAATTTCACGCGCTCAATTACTTAAAGAGTTGCTCCCCGGTCTGAACGCCCTGTTCGGTCTGGAGTACAAGCGATACGGCGAAGAACACAAAGAGATTTACGAACAGGAAACCTCTGAGCGTTCGTTTGAAGAAGAAACCAAGCTGTCGGGCTTCTCTGCCGCTCCGGTGAAGAACGAAGGTTCCGCTATCGCGTATGACAACGCGCAGGAAGCTTGGACTGCTCGTTACAACCATGAAACGATTGCACTGGGCTTTTCGATCACGGAAGAAGCTGTCGAAGATAACCTCTACGACTCGCTGTCCAGCCGCTACACGAAGGCG